CTGAGCCCAATAAAAATAACGTATTTGAGAACGCGTCTAACAACACGTTTAAAATCAATAACAGTGTAAAAATGGTGAACAACCCCCTATTTAATAACACCAACGGCGAAATTTCAGCCTCGGCTCTCACTAACACCAACATTAGGAAAAGTGTAAACAATATCCCCGAAGAAGTTGAAAAACAGGAAAATGTGGTACGTAATATGGTAACGAATCTTAACTCCGAGCGAAGCAGAATCAAGAATAAAGTTACGAAGGAGTTGAATTTGAGACCCGACAATGCCGGTGTTTTCACTGAGAGGCGTGGTTTAGATAAGGGTCGGATCGGTCAGTGGGCGAAACAGTTGAGAGAAGCTGATACCATGGAGAAATTGAAAGACATCGAAAACAAACTGAACCAAAAGGCGGAACTTCGTAAAAATATAGAAAACAAGTACACGAAGATGGGTCTCACTAAAGTCGAGAAGATGGACCATCGTAGAAAGGTGGTACAGTTTGCGAACAACGCGAATGCTCGGCGTACGCTCATAGAAATTCAAGTGAAGAATAAGGCGAACAGCAACAACAACAACACAAACTCTGTGATATCTAACTACAACTCGAATGCGAATGTGAATTCGAATGAACCCAAGAAGAAGATGAAGTATGCATCTCGTGAGAATTTCATCAATGCTAAAAAGGTCGAACTCCGGGAATTGGCAAAGAATACGAGTACAAACTTCGGTAGAAATATCAATCGTTTGCAATCTCGAACAAACGTAGCGAAACTTCGTGGTCGGATCGAAGGGGCGATTATTAGAAACGAACCCAAGAACAGCCGTAAGCGTTCCGAGCGTCGGGTCGATAACAGGGCTTTGCTAAAAAAACTGAAGAAGGATGTAAAGAAAAAGAACCCTAGGCTCAGCCCGGCTAAGGTAAACGCAGAGGCTAGACGTTTATTTCGAAGCCTAAGTAAAAAGTAAATACCAAAAATATCAGTATCAATGATTCACCCCGACGACGATTGCACTGTTGTGACCGACATGCCCCTGTGTGATGAAGTCGCTGACTTCATTGAACAGGGTCTCCATAGAGATATGTCGAAGGAGGATGTTGACGAATGGTGTGACGCACATTTGGATGAACTCGCAAATATTTATGAGAAGTACAGGGGTACCTACTTGTCATATGGATTAGCGGAAATGACCCTGTTCTTTTCACAGACAGTATACGAGAGAGATGATGTTCATGAAATGATTAGCGATTTTGTAACCTTTCAGTAATTATCATTTAAAGATATAAACTTCCTTTAAGTTAATGAATACATGCGACGTGTGTTGTGAAAAATTTAACAAGATACACCACAAAAAAGTCGAATGCCCCTTTTGTGATTTAATGAGTTGTCGATCTTGTTCACAAAAGTATATTCTTTCAACTTTCGAAGATCCTCATTGTATGGGGTGTAAAACGTTATGGAGTCGTGAATACGTTGATTCATTTTGTACAAAGTATTTTCGAAATGTTGAATTGAAGCGTCACAGGGAAAATGTATTATTCGAACGGGAAAAGGCTCTCATGCCCCAAACACAGGTAGAAGTTGAGAGGGTACTTGAGATACGGAGACTTCGACACGAAGCCAGGGAACTCCGTAGGTCTTTGATAGACTTATACGAGACATACCGGGTATCGTACCCGATTACAGATGAGGAACTCTTAGAACATCCAGAAATAGTAACAATACATCGCAACTTGGAAGAAGTATATGTTAAAATCGAAGAATTGAGGAACCGTGGTGAATTACATTTGAATACCCAAATAAAATTTACCCGTAAGTGTCCAATTGAGGAATGTAAAGGATTCCTAAACGAAGATTATTTCTGTGGTTTGTGCCGTAATAACTTTTGTAAAGACTGTTTAGAACCCTTCGGGGATGACCATGTGTGTGACCCACAAATTGTAAAGACGATGAAGTTATTAAACCGAGATAGCAAGTCGTGTCCCAAATGTGGAACGGTAATATACAAATCCAGTGGGTGTTCACAAATGTGGTGTATCAACTGTCACACGGCGTTCGATTGGAGATCTGGTGAAATCGCAACTGGGCGTATACACAACCCACATTTTATCGAATTTAAGAGGAAAGGGGGTGTGAGCAGGGAACATGGAGATATCCCATGTGGTGGTATACCGACGTACAGGGAGCTGCGTCAAGCCGGGGCATCCGACGAATTACTTAATCTATCAACCTATATCTTTTATGCTGATAGGGAGAATGCGTACATTGACTTGGAACCTATTGATAACTTACATGCCCGTGTTGCGTATATGCTCAATCAACTTGACGAAAAGACGTTTAAGACATTTTTACAGAGACAGGAGAAATATAAGGATAAGATGAGGGACATGTCGCATATATTCGAAATGTTGACCCACACGGGTGGAGATATCCTCCGCCAATTTATACTCGAACCATCACGACAACCGGAATTCATAGACTTGTTATCAAAATTGTTCATGTATGGAAATGAAATTTTTGAAACAATACGGAAACGATATAATTGTGTATTACCAAAAAATTTATATTTCTAAATACTAAGATGAATGATAGTTTGATCATACTCATACTAGCTCTCGTAATTTTGTATATGTTACCGAGGTACCCCGAGCCAACGTTGATAGAGAATTTTATCACAGAAGAGGAGCGAAGACACATCATACAAGAAGCATCTGGTAAACTCGAACCGTCGACCATCTCGACAGACAAGAAGATTGACACAAGTTTTCGTAAGAGTGATACCGCGTGGTTGGGTAGAGATGATAAAATTGTTGATACCGTGATGAGAAAATGCCTGAAACACACAGACAGACCTATAGATAATTGTGAGAAACTCCAAGTTGTTAGATACAAAGCTGGTGGGTACTATAAACCCCATCAAGATGCGTTCGCTAATGAGGAGAATATGCGGGTGTATACATTCATACTCGCATTGAATGATGGATACAGTGGTGGTGAGACTGTATTCCCAAACATAAATAAGAGCTATACACTCAAGGCTGGTGACGCGTTATTTTTCGATACATTAGACAACTATAATCTCATGACAGCCAGGGCTTTACATGGGGGTAAACCAGTAAAGTCGGGGGATAAATGGATTTGTAATTTATGGGTAAGGAAATACCCTTATCCAGAAGGGTTTCCGTCGCCTCATTGATCTACGACGGCGATCGGTACGCCTCCTTTTAGGTTTTTTGATCCTTGAAGCCAATTTTTTTATAAAATAAAGCTCATACGTGAATTTTTTAAAGCGATCATCATCCTCGGATAGTTCTATATTCTTTTTGTAAATTGTACTCCATAATTTCTTATATTTTACATCTGGAATCATTAAACATTTATAATACTTTGTCACGAATTCAAATAGTTGTAGTGTGAGCGCATCCCTTATATCTCCAATTGGTTTGGAATTAATTTCTGTGAGAAAAGTACTTATTTTATGCATCATCTCACGCTCCGTGAATAGATCGAGATACGTAAATTTAGAACACGAGAAACAGCGGACACCACCGTTATCTAAGTGATTAAAAGTACACTTATCACAAAACTCGTGGTCACATGATAATTTCGTTTTATAATACATCGGTTTGTCACAACGTCTACAGATATCATCTACCACGTGTTTATGATCACCGCATAAATGGGTGTCGTCGATGACATGTTTCTTACACGGAAAATTATCAGGTCCACAAGCGATGCATAACATTCTTAGATATATTTATATTACAAAACTTTAATACATATGTCTTCGTATTTAGAATTACCAACATACACGTATGACGAAATGTCGACAATTGAAAAACGGTTGTTCAGACGAGATTTTGAAAAACCCGTCGTTATAAGGGGGTTGTATAACCCAAGGGCTAAAAAAATGGATATAGATACTGTCGTTTCGATGTTTGGTGATGTCGAGTTGCCGATGGAGACGTATGAAATAGAAAATGCACCCAGGTCCTTTTCTGGGGTAGAAGAACACACGATGAAATATATGTTTAATCATTGGAAAACAAAGAAGTTACCATCTTTATAC